CATTCGCAAAACATAATTTTCTATGAATAAGAGAAAGGATAATAGTGGTATTCACTTTGTTCAGTTGGAAGCATACTCAGCACCCAAGACATCCGAAAACAATCGTGATGCATGGGTAGGGTTTGGCGAGGATAACAATTACTTTCAGTTTTTGATTGACCGGTACAACGGATCGACAACTAACAACGCAGTAATTAACAATATTAGCAAGTTGATTTATGGTCGTGGCTTAGATGCTACGGATTCAAGCAAGAAGCCGAACGAATATGCTCAAATGATGATGCTATTCCGTAAGGACATTGTAAAGAAAGGAGTTGCTGATTTAAAGATGCTTGGTCAATATGCTTATCAGCTAATTTACAACAAATCAAAGGATGCCATTATTCGTGTTGAGCATATTCCAGTGCAGTTGCTAAGAGCAGAGAAATGTAATAAAAAAGGAGAAATTGAGGCATACTATTATTCAGATAATTGGGAAGACACGAAGAAGTTTGAGCCTAAACGTATTCCGGCTTTTGGTTTTGGGGATAAAACTTTGGAAATCCTTTATGTTGGAAATTACACCGTTGGTCAGAAGTATTACTCGAATGTTGACTATATTGGTGCAATACCTTATGCCAAATTAGAGGAAGAAATTGCTGATTACTTAATTAACGATGTACAGAACGGATTCAGTCCAACAAGCGTTGTTAACTTTAATAATGGTATTCCTGATGAGGAAAAACGTGAGTTAATTAGCCGACAAGTATCTGCTACATTGACTGGATCAAAAGGAAAAAAAGTTGTGGTTTCATTCAATAACGATGAAACAAAAAAGACTACAGTTGATTCTATTCCGTTAAACGATGCACCTAAGCATTACGAGTATTTAAGCCAAGAAGCACAAGGAAAGATTTTATTAGGTCATGGGGTTGTAAGTGGCTTGCAGTTCGGTATTCCTTCATCTAATGGATTCAGCTCGAATGCGGATGAGCTAAAGAATGCGATTACTTTGTTTGATAACATGGTAATTCGTTATTTCCAAGATACTTTCATCGATGGAATTGAGAAGGTGTTGGCATATAATAAAATTAGCTTAAATCTTTATTTCAAAACCTTGCAGCCATTGGAGTTCGTTGATTTGAACCCAATCGCTGACAAGGAAACAGCAGAGGAAGAAACTGGTGTTAAGTTATCTGCTCATTTAGATGAAATGGAACTCGAAGAATTTGGCGAGGACATCAATTTAGATGAATGGGAATTAATTGATTCAAGAGTGGTTGAGGATATGGAAGAGGAAGCTCGTTTAGATGCTGAACTTGAAGCGTTAAACAATCCAAAGAAATCTTTGCTTTCTAAGGTTTATGAGTTTGTAACTACTGGGGTTGCAAGACCAAATTTACCTTCAGAGCAAGATGGAAAGTTATTTATGAGCCGTTATCGTTATTCAGGCGAAACAACTGACAAAAGTCGTGCATTCTGCAAGAAGATGACTGCTTTAAATAAGTTATATCGTAAGGAAGACATCGAACAGATGAGCCAAAAGGCTAACACCAATCCCGGCTGGGGGCCAAGAGGTGCAGATACTTACGACATATTTTTGTATAAAGGAGGAGGAGCTTGCCACCATTTTTGGACAAGAGAAACTTACAAGCGTTTTACCGATCCTCGCAGAAAAGGAAGTGAAGAAATAAGTCCAGCACAAGCAAGAAAAGCCGGAGAGATATTGCCAACAAATAATAAGTTGGTTTATACTAAGCCGATAAATATGCCAAATCAAGGATTTTTACCAAAGCAAAGTTAAAAGATGGCACAAGCGTTATTTGTAAGTAGAGATGAGATTATAAAGTTTACTGCGTTGAATGGCAACATCGATACAGATAGCTTTATTCAATGGGTTAAGATTGCTCAAGATATTCACATTCAGAATTATCTTGGGACTAAGTTATTTAACAAAATTAACGATGACATTGTAGCTGGAACTTTAGCTGGCAATTATTTGTCGTTGACTAACGTTTATGTTAAGCCGATGCTTATCCACTGGAGCATGGTGGAATATTTACCTTTCGCAGCTTATACGATTGCTAACAAAGGAGTTTACAAGCATAACTCAGAGAATAGTGATACGGTAAGTAAAGAAGAAGTTGATTTCTTAGTAGAAAAAGAACGGTCAATTGCTGAGAATTATACTCGTCGGTTTATTGATTACATGAGTTTTAATAATAGTTTATTTCCGGAGTATAACACTAATTCAAACGCAGATGTCTATCCAGATAAACAATCAGATTTCGCAGGCTGGCAGTTGTAGGGGAACTTACAAGCCAAAGGATGAAAATATTAAAAAATTAAAGGTTTATTTAAACAAGTTAGAAAATGGCAAATAGCATAGGATGGGGGCAAGGTGCTGGAAACAACGGAATAGGATGGGGGCAAGGTGCTGCAAATAATCTTATTTCTTGGGGGAAATCTCAGATTTTATCATGGTCTGGCGAAACAGATATTCAAGGCGGAATTTATGCAATGGTAAATAATTTTGAAGTAAGAGTTGCAACTGATTTAGGTACATTTGAAGCAGAACAATGCTTGATTAATAGTTTACAAACATTTAAAACATTATAGTTATGAATTTATTAGATACTGCTTCCTTAGTGGTAACACCAAACGGATATAAGGCATCAAAACTTTACTCGATTGTCCCTTCCGATGGAACAGGCGATATGACTTTCGCACGGACTGGAGATACTGCAACTCGTGTTAATCCAAGTGGTTTAATTGCACCTATTAATGCAAATATCCCAAGACTTGATTATTTAGGTAGCACTTGCCCTAAATTATTGCTTGAACCACAACGGACGAATTTAATATTAAGAAGCGAAGAATTTGATAATGCAAGTTGGACAAAAGATAGCGGTGGGGTTGGTTCAATTCCAGTTGTTACGGCAAATAATGCTATTAGTCCAGATGGCACTCAGGATGCTGATTTAATTGTATTTAATCTTAATGGGGGTACAGCTTCCGGAGATTTTTCGTATGTCGCTCAAATTGCAACTGTAACAATATCAACAGTATATACTTTCTCTATTTATGCAAAAACAAGCGACAATTCTACAAAAACAATAAGTTTGGTAGATGGTAATGGTACAAATACCTTATTAACAATTACAGGTTCTTGGCAAAGGTTTTCAAGAACCTATACAACAGCATTAACAACGGCTAATATGAGGCTTAGATTGCGTGGTTCAGCATCAGGAGAAGGAACATCAACAAGCGCCTCTATTAATCTTTGGGGCGCTCAATTAGAAGCTGGCGCCTACGCAACATCATACATTCCTACAACTACGGCAAGCGTAACAAGAAATGTTGATAGCATTACAAGAACATCATCAAGTGCATTAATTGGTCAAACTGAAGGAGTTGTATTTTTTGATTTGAATTTAGATTCAAGACTTTCATTTTCTTATTTATTGGTAAGAAACACGGCGGTTACTAATTACATTGGATTTACCATTGATAACACCAAAATACGAGCAGAAATTTCAAATGCTGGATTTAATCAAGCAAGAATTGATTATGCAAGTTCAAGCACTGGAAGATTTAAAATTGCGGTAGCTTATAAAGCTAATGATATTGCATTTTATTTAAATGGTTCATTAATTGGAACTGATACGGTTGCAACAATACCGACTTGCGATATTTTAGATTTTTATTTTAACGCAGTAAATGGAATCCGAATCAATTCCGCAGCACTTTGGAAAACACGCTTAACAAATCAAGAATTAGCAACTTTAACAACGATATAATATGAAGTTTAGGAAATACGAATTCACACCATCTAAGTGGTCAGAATTACAAGCAGATTTACAAGTAAGCCATACATTAGGCGAAGAAACAATTGTAAGTTACAATCACGACATAATCGAATCTGTTGTTGAAATCGGGCATATTATGATTACTCCGCCAGTATTGGATGAGGATATGAACGTAACAACTGAGGCGGTTTTATCTGATAAATATTCAGTTGACATTCTTTGGAAGAATGATGAATTACCTTCGTTTGCATCTTACAAAATTTGGTGTACACCAGTAGGAATCCATTCATTTGGTGCATCAATTGATGCAGATTACGAGCAAGCATACTTAGAACAATTAGCTAACTAATGGAACAGCATTCGCATCCGGCTGGTGTATTATCCGTATTATTCGGAGGATTATCCGCAATTATTTCATATACATCAATCAGCTATTTAGTTGGGATTGTATCGGGTT